CTTCTTTCATAGCTTTGTCAAACTCATCCGCTCCACCAATACCTGTGTAAAGGGTTACAGATTTGTTTTGGCCGTCACTCATTCCATAGAACACATCACGGATAATGTTCTTGATTTTGTTTGCTGTAAGGATAGAATAGCTTTCCTTATTCTGGATTTGCTCAAGCAAACCTGGGCCAATGATTACAGGCTGACCATTCTCATCGAGCATGTTCGTAATGCCTTTCTCATTGTAGGATTGCTCACCATACCAGTAGTAAGACTCACATTCTTCTTTCCACTGTAGCATGTATTGCCACTCTTCAAAATCCATCCAGTACTTGGAAGTACCACCACTGGAAGTAGGCAGACCCATTTCAACTACTTGATGCTTGGCATTGCCTGACATCGAGTAAGATTTACGAATTGTGGTCAATTTATGCCGTACTTTAGCTGGTGCTTCCCAGTTACTTGCGTTTCCACGCGACCAATCAATACCTACAGCAGCGAACAGACTTGCAAATTGCGAACCAGCTGCAACATCACCTGCTGGCATAGCGGCATCCGAAGATGGGTTAACAAGTCGAAGGGTATAATCCCAGTTGCTTCCGTTAGGAATAGGCTCACTCATAATACGTGCTTGAACACCTGTGCGGGATACAAGTACATAGTCTTTAATAAACCATTTGTCAGGGAAGGTCACTTTGAAAAAAGCTCCGCCTTGACCAATGTTAGAACCTGAAGTAGACACAGCAACAGGACGAGTCCTGCGAAGACGTGTCATTACATCATACTCATACTCAAGGTTCTCAATAGAGCGTACGTTACCTACCCCTTCGGTAAGCATGGAAAGTGGAAATCGCTCATCTTCCTTACCACCAATAAAAGTGAGCAACGGGCTCAATTTTTCTGGCTGTGACATCAACGCACGGCTGATGTTAGCTACATCTGTTTTTTGCTGGTCATTGTAGGTTGTCCTACGTGCCCAGATTCTCGGTTCTATCTTTGCCATAATTATTATCTGTTTTTAAAGGTTATAGAGTGCCAAGCTCTTCATCAGCAGAACCCGTTTTCCTTGTGTCTCCCCTCTTATCCAGTTTGGCTTGTCTAAGCCGATCTTTCAAAGACTTGGCATTAAGGTCTTTGGCCTTACGCTCTACAAGGTCAGCAAGTTTAAAATCCTTAAAAAGAAGGTAATCCACTGCAAGTGTATCCTCAAGTTCAAGCTTTTCCAGTTTCAGGTCTCTGGCTGTTTTGCCTTCCTTAACTGGTTTTGTCATAAAATCGAAGAACGGATTTTTATCTGATTCAGGAAGTTTCATTCCTTTCAGTTCATTCTTCTTTTTTATGGTATCTTTTACCTGATTCCACGCTTCTCGTTGTTGCTCTTCTTCTTGTTGACGCGTCTCCCGTTGCTTCTCAACCAGAGAGTCCTTCTCTGATTGCTGCTTGGCTTTAAGCCTCGAAAGTGCACGTCTTGCCTTGCTCTCAAGGATACCACCGTTTTTGATATCCTCAAGTTCTGCTTTTAGTTCTTCACCACTATAACCACTGGCTACTAATTCCTCTTTAACTAGTCGCTCTTGAAGTTCAACATTGTCTTCGTCAAACTCAACGCTTTCATAGTCCGTTTCGGGAAATTGTGTGTTGATAAACGTTGATGGGTCTCCGCCTTCTGAGACATACTCAAAGAAGTTCTGCATTATCGGATGCTCCTTAAAACGTTCATCTATATACTCTTCTGCCATTCGGGTAGCAACTTCTCTGGTGAGATGAGCGATTCCTTCTTCATTATCCTCAAACTCTCCCTCTATTTCATACCCAAACATTTTTTTGATACCATCGACAACAGATTCCTCTACCTCTTCCTCTTCTTCAGGTTCTCCATCGTCTTCGCTACCTTCGCCCGTTTTCCGTTGTCTCTTCGCCTTTATCTTCATCCTTGGTTTCCTCTTCTTCATTATCAAGTTCAGAAGGATTATCAGGCTGCTCATTCTCTTCAACTTCTTCTATCATATCAAAGAAGTTTACTAGTTCTTCTTGTTCTTGTTCTTTTGCCATAGTTCAAATGTAATTATTTTTTAGTTAAATGTCAAGTCAATCTTTACTTTTTTGTAAAGATTTTCTATACAGTTATTTGGAAGATGTCTTATTTGCCTTGCGTGCCTTTATCCTTTCTATCTCTTCCTTGGCTTTGTTGGCTCTTTCTGTTTCAGATTGTTTACGTGGTTCCATCATCTCTTCCAATGCAACTTTACGCTCTTCAAGCTCCTTCTTCCATTCTTCATCTGTAGTATTATCAATAGATTGCTTAATAAGCTCCAACTCAATTTTGTTATTGAGCTCCATCATCTTAAGTTCTTTCTCATGCTCTCTNTCTTCCTGTTTGGACATTTCAACACGCTCTTGCANCTGCTCTTCAAACTCTCTTTGAGCTTCTTCCATTTGNTGGTTAAGTGCCTCGGCTTCTTTGATTTTTTCTTTCATNTCTATAAAGCTCTCTGTTTCCAGCATAGCTGCTATAGCAGAAAGAGGTGTACCCTGTTCAAGAGCTACACTTCCAAGAGATTTGATATTATTGAGCTTCTCAACTTCCTTACTACTATCAGAAACAAACACCCCGATTTCAGCGTGTGCAAAGTCTTCATCAATGTCCAGATATTGTTGTGTGCCATCAGGCATGACATACATGCTCTTTTTACCGTTTATCCACGCTGTCTGTGAATAATCTATCAAAGCTTGCAGATCGCGCTCTTCAAAGTAAGTGTATTTACGGAATATATCTTCTGTAATATGGGAACTCTGTATAATGGATTGCTCGCTTGTGGCTTTACCCTCATATTGGGACATCTCTCCCATCCTTTGACGGCTTACACCACTGATGGTTTCCCATTCTTCCCGTATATATTGAAGCAATGCGATGTATTGTTCAATGGTCTTAATGGATAAATCCATTACATTCTGATGCTGTGGACTTATGTTAACACCTTCCTTGGCATAATTTACCCAAGCAATACCTGTGGCTTCTACAATGTGCATGAACTTATCCATGTCCCAGCCTTCAGGAATAAGGTTTATATCCAACATTGCAAGGATATCTTTGCTCCTGCTTATCGCTGATTCCAAACGGAATTTAAAGATATCATAGCTTATCTGGAAAGGGATACCCATCAATACAAAGCTGATGTTTCTCGAATTTCTATTACTGTACGTCCTTCCGTTTATAGGCAGTTTTACCTTGCTTGGGTTATCAAGTCCTGCTCTTGGAGTATCGTGGGGCTTTATATCAAGATAGATATCTCCATCTATTCGATATCCTTGCCATACTTCATTTATCCAGCTCCAATCTACATCAATGTCCGTTTCTGGGTTGAATTCATACTCTTCATCTACTACTTCTTCAAGCTCTTCCCCAAACTCATCAATATATTTGCGGAAACCAACCTTCTTCAGACTCTTCCAATACACGGTACATACTTCTGTATAGTCATCCCATTCATCATAAAAGATATTCTCTTCCTGATTATACCAGAAGAAATCATCCCTGTTTGTTTTTCTTGGGTTCTGCAAACGCTCTATATCTGACTCGGTAAGATGTTTATGAAACCTGTCAACTACACTAGACCTGCTTGCAAGCTGCCTTATAACAGCCCATCCCCCATCTTCCACAAAGTCTAAATCAGGGTCTTTGTCATAATCCACTTCCAATGTATTCAACATCTCATAGAAGGGGTCATTGTTCCATACCCCCCTATGACTGAATACATATCCACTTACCAAGAAATCAAAGAACCCTTTCTGATGTTTCTCATGCCAATGGAGATAAGGCACAAGATACCCAACGCATTTTGGGCTATTATGGCCCTGTGGTCTTTCCAATTGCGTTCGAATATCTGTTCTACATGTTCAGGGAGTTCCACTTCTTCGCTTTCCACACCTGTTTCAAATCCAGAATCATTGAGTCTGTTGATGAACCATTGGTACATATTCTCAAGGATGGCTTCTTTCTTCGCTTCTTCCTTAATGGTTATTACATCCGGATTGGTTATAATACAGCTGAAGTTAAAAGGGCGTTTCAGTTTTTCCCCTATAAGCAAATCTACGGCAGGTTTAATCAATGGATAGGTTCTCAGTTCCGCAGGGAAATTCTGCCTTTCTTTTCCGCCATAAGGTTTCAGTACGTACTGGTAATCTTCATCGTATGTTACCCCATTATAATAATCATACAGTTTACTCAGTTCTTTTTTATAGCTGTTTGTCCCTACCCTGAAATTCGCTCTCTTTATGTACCCTTCTACCGATTGTCGCTCCCACGCTTCATCTTTCTGTGTTATCGGTAGTGCTTGATTTGGAATACTGTGGTCACTCATGTTGTATAAAATCTATTAAAAAACTCTTCGTGTTTTTGTTGTTTAATCTGTTGAACCTTTTTATTGTATACTTCTTTCCTATGATACATACCTATCATCAAGGCCATTACCCTATCAAAGTTACCTTCTTTATTAAACCTGAGAAACTCTTCCAAAAGTGCAGGGTCTAGTATTGTGTGCAATATAAGTTTTTTTTCGCCATTTTCCAAATTAGCTATTGGGGTCAATAACCAGTCCCTTAGATATATCTCTCCCTGCTCTTTTCTCTGTCTTGTCATGTTCATACCATATGCACGCTTGGTGTGTCCCTGAAGCTCCTTCTTATCAAGGAAGCTAAACTGCTCTTCCAGCATGTGTAGCTTTTTAAACCTTGTAGCATATCCTTTTACATCTCCCCTGTCATTCTCAAACCCTATCTTTGCATTATAGTATTCGGCAAGCATGAACATTACCCTGTTATATTCATCTTGAGAACCGGGTCTTGCACATAACTGGCTACAATGGATTCATTGAATGTCTGACTGAATTCGTTCGTTCTCTTTATTATATAAGTAGCTCCCAAAGATGCAGAGTTGGTAGAGGTGTCCTGTGCATAAGGGTCATGGCAGGCAAGATAAAGACCATCTGGAACCTTTCCTTCGTATTTAACCGGAGATTCATAGATAACCACAGCTCCTGATAAGTCTGTTTCTTTGGAATGGGGGAACTTGTATACAGGCTTTAAGTCACCAGCTATCTTGAACTTAACACCTTTCTCTGTCTCGTATAAAATCCCCGGTGTACCAAAGTTATATCTCTTATGAACAACTACATTGTTTAAATGTGCCAAGATATCTTGTGTAGGGAACAGGTTCATGTCCACTGCTAAAGTAGCTTCCCTAGGTTTATAAGGCATCTCAGCCACATATTGGCTATAGGAGTCAGGGTCTTTGGATGTCTTTTTCAGTTCTCTTTGAACATTCTCATACTCTATGGCTTCCTCTTCCAACGAGTTGCCATCTTCATCCATAAATCCGGGCAAGTTCTGGTAAATGGGGCAGAAATATCCACACCATGTTCCATCAGCCCCATCATCCCATTTGTTGTTTATCCTTATACATCCATTAGTCTCTGGCTCAAAGAACAGTTTCTCTGCTCCTTCAAAGTCAGCATCAGCTGTACCACCAGTACCAAAGCCAATTATAAGTCCCAAAGACTCAACAC